GTGTCAGATGATCTGCCCCCTGATGACTCTTGGGCTGACGTTGAGGTAAGCCAGAATCTCTGGACTGCCACAGTACGGATCAGCAATGACTTCTTTAAGGAGTCGCCAGAGCATCAGAGGGAGATCTTGGCACATGAACTTTCGCATGTTCACTATGGGTCTTTGGAGCGCCTCGTTGAGTCGCTTGAAAAGATCCTGGGCGATCAAGCCTATAAGATCCTAGAGCACCTTTGGGATATTGAATCGGAGCGCGCAGCGGACTCTATCGCAGTCCCTCTCGGTAGGTCCCTGCCGCTTCCTAACTTTAAGGGTGGGAAAAGATGAGTGTACGAAAACTAGTTAACCCAATGAAGCAAGAAAAGAAGCCGCTTCAAAATATTGATAAGTGGAACCCTCCTACAAAGAAGGACCCTATTAGGATTCCACGTGCAACAATTACTGACAACTATATTTCTGTCCCAGATCAGTACATCCCTGAGGAGCCACCTACGGTGAGAACTCGGAGGAAGAATGCCTAAGTCTCCCGCATGGACACGGAAGGTTGGGCAAAATCCTAAGGGCGGGCTAAACGAGCGAGGTCGTGCCTCTCTTCGTGCCGCTGGTCATAACATCAAGAAAGGCGTAACTGGCGCTGCCAACACCCCAGAAAAGATGCGTCGCAAGGGGTCGTTCCTTTCTCGCATGTTTGGACCTGGGGCACCTGGAGCAATGGTTGCGCCAAACGGAAAGCCGACGCGACGAGCGCTAAGCGCAGCCGCTTGGGGAGAGCCAGTGCCGACAAGCGACGCGGCTAGGGCACGGCTATATAGGAAGGGACAGGCACTACTTGCCAAGTATAAAAACACCAAGTCAAAACCTACTAAGCGATCTTCATAGGGGTCGTACTGACCCTGCGTTCTTCGCAGAGCGTTTTCTTGGGGTGCAGATGAATGCTGGACAAAAGGTCTGGGCTGCTGGCTGCTCCGAGCGCGGAGAAAATGGATGGTCCCCTAAGTACCTGACGACAGTTGTGTCTGCTGGTAACCGTGCTGGCAAGACGCTTGCAATGGCGCTTGTCATTTTCCATTCTGCGTTTTACAAACTAGGGGTTCGTCCTCCGAAGCCCAATGACCCTGAAGACGCTCTCCGTTGGATCAACGCCCCCTACGACTGGTATCATGTCGGTATCCAACAGGAAACTGCTGAACTCGTATTTAGGGAAATTTCCCTGATTACTCAGGGCATCCACCCTGCTCAACAGCGTAGAGGCTGTCCGCTGTTTGCCGACATCGGTCCAGTCGCGAACCTTGACAAGAAGTATCGCGGGGAGTACCTTTGGGTGCAATTCCACAAGGCTGTCGGAGGAGCCAACATCCATTTTAGAACGACGCAAGACAAGGCGAAGGCTCTCCTCGGAAAGGACATGCACGGGATCTCCTTTGACGAGGCTGCGTTTGACCCCTATCTTATGACCATCTACCAAGAGGTGCTCAACCTCCGCCGTCTCTCCACTGGCGGGCAATTGCACTTCATCTCCACCCCGACGGAAGGGATCAACGATTACGCCGATCTCTGGGAATTGGGGAATCCCGATAACCCAAACAAAGATCCCCAGTTCCTCTCGTTCAGGATGTCTACCCGTGACAATATTGGCTTCGGCTTGTCCCAAGAGAACTTTGACAATATCATCCGACAGCAGGTAGAACATCTTGTCCCCCAGAATATTGACGGATTTTTCATTGAAGCCCGTAATGCGTACTTTTCCTCTGAAATGGTGGACCAAGCCTTTGATCCAGTCGTTGAACAAGAGTCACCTCCAATCAAGAAACACCGCTATGTCCAGGGCTGCGATCCTGGGATTTCCTCCGATGCTACGTGGTCTGTTACCCTAGACTATACCGACAAACACAACATGTTGGGGGTACGGGCTAGGCGTAGGAGTGGTCGTCAGACTATAATGAACGTTGTGAATATGCTGCGAGAAACCCATCTGTTGTATAATCAGGGCAGTGCCTGTACTACGATCCTAGATAGCACTGGGTTTGGGGGTAAGATGTTTGCCCAAGAACTTAGTATTATTAAGCCTCTAAGACAGGTGGACTTTTCTGGTACTAAGGCTAAGAAACTTGAGATCCTATCTGATCTTAAGGCTGTTATAGATAAAGGAATGATTAAGTTTCCTAGATCTGGGATCTGGTTGGAACTGAGGAGACAGTTGCTAGGATATAAACTTGATGATCGCAAGTTGGAAACGGATGCTGTAATGGCACTTGCCGTAGCCGTGCGATATGCAACGCGGTCGGCAAGCGAGGCTGTTGAAGATCCGCAGTTTAATTACTTTGGGGTGGTGTGATGGCAAAGGCTAAGGGCGTACCAAGTCTAGTAGAAAATGGACGATCAGTTGCTGGTCAGGTAACCACTGACCCAAATGTTTTTGATACGGTACGAAGAGGCGCTGCTGGTACAAACGTAATCTCTAATGCAACAAAGAAGTACTTTGAAAGCAAACTGCCTCCTGCATACAAAGCAAGTTCCGAAGCACTCAAGAAGCGCGCTGCTCTTTCTGGGGACAACGACATGTATCGCGTGGCAGCAAAGTTTACAGAGATCCTTGAGCGCAAGTCTTCTAGCCAGTCAGAGGCTGACCGACGACGCGGGATGTTCCGACGATTTGATAACTTGTTCCATGCAAACACAATGACTGTTGGTGGTGCGGATCACTGGGCTGACGATCCCAGCGCTCGGCTCGGTGGTCGCGCTCACGTCTCCGTCAACGCTCACGCTTCGTACGTTACAATCCCAGCATCGCTGCAGGCAGTGCGTCCAGTCATTAACTACGTGCCTACTGGAATTGACAAAGAAGACCGAACAATTGCGGCAAGCCGAGAAAAGTTGTTTTTCCGATGGTGGGAAGAGGCAGAGTTGGATCTTGTCATGGAAGACGCTGCGTTGTTTAAGAGTCTTTACGGAGACACCGCTGCAAAGATCTATTGGGATCCAGTCCGCAAGTTGCCAAAGGTTCACGTCATCTCATCGCCAGAAAACCTTTACCTTGGCTACGGCGTAAGCGACTACACGCGACTAGACTGGGCGCTTTATACATACGGGATCTCGCCACTTGCTGCCGCAGAGGAGTTCGGTGTTGATGTAATCCCAGCGAAGGAAGGCGATATCTTCTATCCATATGTTACCAAGGGGACGCATGACGATCCTCTTGGAACTTTGTACCGAGACTCGTTTGAGCGTAACTTCATGCGACGGCAGACTGACTACGAGCGACTTCAGGTTGAAGTCTATGACTATTGGTACAAGGAGCCACAGGGGAAGGGCAAGGCTCCGCTTGTTAAGAACTGCGTTTACGTCGGCACACAACTTATTAGCGAAACCGAACACCCAGAATACGACGGGGAGATCCCGTACGTAATCCTGACCAACAGCCGAATTCCTGGCAGCCCATACGGGAAGCCAGAACTTTACGATGTTGAGCAACTCCTCCGCGAGAAGGACGAGCGCATCACGAATCAGGCGCAGTTTATTCATCAGGTCGTTGGTGGTCAGATGTTCCAGTTGATTGGACAGGATGCCCCAGAGGAAGTCCCTGCCAACGCTATTCCAAAGCCAGGTCGTATTGCAAGCCCAGGTGCTGGCAATCGCATTGAGCCAATTCAGCCGTTTATCCCACAGATGCAGATTGAAGACTATAACCGCCGACTTGATCGCGAGTTGACTGTTATCTCTGGTCTCAACGACCTACTCCTTGGCGTTGCCCCGTCGGGCGTTCTTGGATCTAGCCGAGCAATTGCCTCACTTATTGCAAACTACGAGCAGCGCATTGCGCCAAAGCGCAAGTTGTTCTACCAGTGGCTTAAGAATGTTTGGCGACTTTCATGCAAGGTATGGGAGAATAAGAGCGACGAGGTTAAGATTATCTTTGACGGTCAGTACCGCATTGAAATTACTCCACCAGAGTTGACCCCTCGCGATACGCTTGAACTTGCAAGCACTGCAATTAACCTTGTGCAGAATCGCATCTGGTCGGCAGAACGCGCAATGGATCGCGTGGGTGTGGAAGATCCTCAGGGCGAGAAGGATATTATCCGCGACGAGCAGACAGATGCTACAATCAACCCTGCTGCAGTTGCAACAATGGCTCAGGTCATTGCTCAGTTCCAGCAGATGGGTGTCACGCCTCCACAGGGAGTTCAGCAACAGGGTCAGGCTGGCATGGAGTCAGCAATGAACGCTATGCGAACGCAGAACCCGTCGCAGCAACTAATTGAGGGGCAAAACGATGAAGACCTAAATGCTCAAGGTATGGCTGAGGCTCAGCCATCCAATGCTGCTGGGTTTGCAGAAAGCCCAGAGCAGTTGGCTCTGATGGAGCAGCAGGCGCAGCAAGTGCCTATGGGAGGCTTGAATGGCTGAAATCTACGGATCCTTTGGTCGCGTAATTACTGGTAATACTCTTGGCAGTAGCGTTGCTTCGCTTGCTCGTCAGATTCTTAGCGACAAGATTAGCCGAATTTTTAATGCGTACCGAGACGAGGTTCAGTATGAAGGCTCTCTTCTTGATGCTAGCGCCGCTATATCTAAACTTACAGAGATGCTTGGTCTTGTGCAGACAGGTAGCGAGGCTGAAAAGGACATCAAAGAATACATTGATGCGATCCGACAAGAGGACCGAAAGCGCCGCGCGAACAAGGCAATCAATAAAGTTGATCTTGCTGGTGCAGAAAACAAAGACTACCCAGAACTAATCAAGGCAATCAAGGGGATCCTTGCAGACCCAACAATTACAGAGACTGAAAAGGAAGCGTACAAGGCTGCCCTTGCAAATCAGACTCGTAACTACATTAACAACGTTATGCGACAGTTTAATGACGGCGGTAGCGTAACGGTTGACGGCAAGACCGTTGACTTCGGTATGTCTGCGAATCATTCCCAATTGACGAGCATTATTGGAGGACTGATGACAGACAATCCAGATATGCGTATGGAGATCGGAAAGGCGTTTGATCAGTCGCGAGCAATGGTTATGCTCAAGGCAGCAGAGTTTGCCTTTGCCGAAAACAAAGACATTAGCAACAACGGTCGTGCGGCTGCCTATGAAAAGTTGAAGAAGTCTACGCAGGAGGCATATGACCTGCTTGCGAAGTCTGAGTTTGACCTTGCAAATAGTGGAGTTGCCCTTGACCTATTGAAGGACATTACAAAGTACTCGGAAAACATTCAGGACTATAAAGATGCTGCTGCTAGCGAGTATGCACGAGACTACGTGAACAAGGGAAACGCCAAGGCTACGTCGTACTTTGATGCCGTAGATAAGTTTGCTACTCAGGTTCTCGGTAACGCAAAGGATGCAATTACTGGAGGAACATCACTAGCCAACCTCGTACTCTCTGGAGACATTGATGCCGTATACCGATATCTAGACGCAGTTGCCGCAAACAACAAGGGAAATACTGGATTTACTATTGATGGTAAGTCGTACTCAATTTCTCGCGATGCGTTCTTTGACGGTATCCGAACCACTCGCAAGATCTTTAATGCCCTTGACGACTTCTCAAGCGGAAACAAGAATGTGCACCCAGATGACCAGACGTATTTCTCTGAGGCTGCTGGGCGGTACAACGTGTTTATCCAAGGTAAGGAAATCTTTACTATTGAAGATAAGTACGACGCTGCACGGGATACAATGATCAAAAACATCCGATCCTCTGGTGGCGACATCTATAAAATCCGAGAAGCATACATTAAGTTTGGTCAGGTCCTTAGCGGTCTTGCTTCAACCTATGGTCCGAACTCGCTTGTCTATGATGAACTAATGACTGAATCAAGGTTGTACGTTAGCGGAGACGTTGGCAAGGGAGATCAGTTGACCTACGGAGTTGTTAGCGGTAACTTTGACCTAGGCACGGAGAAGTATGAAGACTATCTTGCCGAGCCACTTAGCGCTCACGACATTGCCGCAAACACACGAAGAGACCTCCTTGAAACGTTTGTTGACTTTGACGGTGACAAAATTACAATCCCAAGGAACTTGGGTCCAGACTCTGTTCTATCGTATGAGGGCGTAAAGTTTGCACGACCTTCTTGGGCTGCGGACGGAATTAAGGTCAAGGGTCTTACTGGTCCAAATGAAGTCCATCAGATTATTCCGATCCAAGATAGCCTTGGCAAGGAGAAGGGTTGGATCTCATTTGTTAATGGTAAGTTCATTGGTGGAACGCGATCAAATGGTAAGTACACCTTTTACAACTCATCAGATATTACAAGAAACCTTGCGTCGCTTGGTATTACCAGTCCTTCGGACATGGAACTTCTCTTTACCGATTCAGGCATGGTATCCAACGTTAACATTGCAATTCTTGGATCAAAGCGAGAGTTGACCCTTGACCAAATGGAAGTCCGAAATGGAACATGGGAAGACAGGGTTACTGGTGTTCAGGGAGAAAACGCTGGTATTACTCCAAACAAGGATGAGTTTGATACGTACATTAAGGATCTTATTGACAAGAAGCAAATTAAACTTCTTCCTCCTGCACCTTCGTATGCTCAGCAGAAGACTGAAGATCGCATCCTTATTAAGGACGATCAGGGCAACTGGGTTGCCGCAACCGCGCTCCTTGACGATAGCGTTGTTGAGCAGATCATGGATCGCTTGCCAATGATTACCACACCTCCAGGAACAGACGGTGACTTTGGTGGAACGACCCGAATCCCAGGTCTTGGCGGGTTTGGAATGGGTAAGGGCGGGACAGGCACAAAGCCTGCCCTCACTCCAGAGCAGCAAGAGGCGGAGTACATGCGACGCGGGCAAATGCCAAGTGGCGGAACTAGGAGCACAACTCTGCCAACTCCCCCTAGGGTTGATCCAAACAGGGATCTTGGATATGGTGAGCAGGTTCCGATTACTCCGCCAGGCGGTCCATCTACTGGAACTTCTCCAGTGACGGGAACAACTCCAGTAACTGGTCCTTCGCCTATCACTCGCACTGGTCCAATTAAGACAACGACTGCAATCAAGCCTATTGCTAGCCTGACAAGTCAGGCAATGGTTGACTTTAGGGCTGGAGAGCGACAGTCACTTACTAGCACTAAGTCTACCGCCGTAGGTGGATTCTTTAGGAACTCGCCATTTAAGATTGCTCTGTAATGGTTGATTGGATTGGAGTACCGCCAGAAGACGAGCCGTATAAGCCGTTCTCTGATGGAGGTAGCAATGATTCTTCGGGTTCTCAGTCTACTTACCAAAAGCGTCGTATCGGCGTTGACATCGTTGGTGGAGCGCCTGCTTCTCAGGAACCAGTTGACGATGTATTTGATATTCCTCGCGCTGGGATGGAGTTTGTTGGTGGCGCTGCTGGCGGTCTATTCTATGGAATTGATACTCTTAACCGACTAGCCCACGAAGAAGTCGCAAAGTTGCGCATTAAGAATGCGATGGCGTTTGGCGATCCAAAGATGGCACAGAAGTATCTTGACATGGTTGGCAAGTACGACATGTCTGTTGACGAAGTTGCGTCGGAGATGTATAGGGATGGAGTTGCTGTAACTGGTGGCGTTCCTCACGATCTTATGCTTTCCATCTTTGCAGACCCACTCAATGTAGTCGCTCCCATGGTCGGCGGAACCTACCAGAGGGCAAAGAAATCCGCTGGATTCCTAGACGAGATGGGTGACGAGACAAAGCGCGACATCATGGGTCGGGTTAAGGCTCGCACCCCAATGACACCAGACGATGAGAAGTTTATGAGCAGCCGAATGAATCAGGCTCTTGGTCGTGCATATAGCAGGGTCAGCAGGGGAAGCGGTGGCTTTGTCAAGGCTCTTGGTCAACTTGTGCTTGGTCGTGCATCTTCTGCAATCATTACTGCTCTTGGCGTAAACACCATGCGGAAGGTTGCTCAGTATGCCGACAATGCTGGAGTTGCCGATCTGTTTGACGATTCTGTTTCTATTGCGGCTGCCCACGTTAGCCGAGGCGCAGCGGCAAACCATGTTGTCAACAACTCTGTAATCCGAAACACCTCAGCCGTAGAGGGAAGGATTCAAGCGGTTGAGCGTGCTACGTCGCTATCCGATGATGCCGCCCGTGCAGAGTTTAAGAACGCAACAAATCTTGACGAGCGATCCTCCATCCTTACGGACGAAGAGATTAACTCACAGTTTGACGAACTCTTTAACATCAAGCAGGAGCGCATGCGCGCAGGCAAGGGTTCAGACTGGGCAGAGCGAGTCCGCCGTGGTCTTGTTGATACTGCAGTAGAGGGCGACCTTGGCGAGCAGATTGGCAAAGGCGGCGTTCTTAATGTCCTAGATGAGGCTATCGTAAGCAGCAGGCAGTCTGTTGACCGAGAGGTCGCGCTTGTATTTACCCGTGAATCTGCCGACGCGCTCCTCATTGCAGCAAAGGGACCTGCTGCGGCGAAGGAGCACTTCATCTCCAAGATGGAGTTTATGCTGTCGCGCGACGAGGCTGCCAACCTATTTGACGAACTAGTGATGGACGCTTCTAAAGTATCCGATCAGAGCAAGGCACTGGTTCAGGCGGTGAATACTGCAAACTTCCTACACCTTGGCTACGCTGCGCGAACGCTTGCTGGAAATATGCGAGAACTTAAAGCGCTGTCTGAAACTCCATCGTTCCTCAAGAATATTGACCAGAAGATCCGCCCACTCATCAGGACGCAGATGGGACGCATGAGTATTGTCAGCGCCCGAACAATGACAAAGCAGGATCGCAAGCAGATCCTTGCGCGACTTGAATCTGCAGAAACGTTTGAGCAAAAGCAGGAGATCGTTCGCGAGGCTATTGAGAACTTTGACAATGCAGCGGCTGAGTTCCAAGCCCTTGGCGACGCGTCCAAGACCGTCATCAATGAGGACACGGTTGCCGTCTTCGCAAAAAAGATTGACCAACTTACTGATCTTCCAGATGAGATTCCAGTGTCGTTTACCAATGCGCTTGCTGACGTTCCTGCCTACACAAACTTCTTGTCCGACGCTGCACGGCTTGGCTATAAGATCATCCTTGAGCCAGAGGGAGTAGTGACAAAGCCTAAGATTGACATTACAGAGTTCGGGTCTCGTGCTGCCGTACGCCCAAAGTCCTCGCTGTGGGTTCCGATTACTGATGACGGGATGGACGTTGTGTTTGGCAACCGTACAAAACTTGGAAAGTTTGTTGACTACAACTTCGGGGACCGCTCAACAATTAAGATTATGCAGAACACGCTAGACCGAATGTATGAGTACGCAGCAACACGACTGAAGAGTCCTATGTCACGTGCGGTAATCCGTGACCTCCATAGGGAGTTGATGGACGAAGCGTTCAAGACACGAGGGTCTTTGCGCACAGTCAGCATGGCGCTGTCTGGCGAAGGCGATGGATCTATTGTCAATGTTATGCAGCGGCTTGAAGACAGGATTGCTCAGCAGGGACCACAGGCACTACAAGAGTTTAGGGCAATGGTTAAGAATGGGGACTTTGAGGACATGATCTTCTACGCCGCAAAGGGTGACGTTGCCGTAACTGGTGTTGCGTCGCAGATCAGCGGTGGCTTTAAGATTGCTCTTCGCAAGTCGCCCGTGCTTCGTGGTGCTGTCGGAAAGTACATTGTAGAGTGGGCAGACAAGTGGTACCCAATGTTCAAGTTTACAAAAAACCCAATCTTCCAACTTGCAGAAATTGTAGAGTCTAAGTTCTTCAATGGTCTGCGCGGGATTATGCCAGAGTGGAAGATCCCATTTACTGGTCGTCGTTTCGGAACAAAGCGGTACTACGATGTCATGGACCCTATGACCAATAAGATGCAGCGACTTGACTCCGTAAAGATTATTCAAGACTTGGCTGCCGCCGAACGACCAGAGTTGCAGTTCGCTCAGGACATGGCTGCCCTCAACGCATACTTTGGGTACAGCACAACGCAGGCACTGCTTACCGTAGGCGAGGCGGGATCAGAGTTTGTTAAGAACATGGAGAAGTCCCGATCATGGTGGGCTGGTCTTGTAGAGGGTGCGGCAACTAGCAAGGCAACTGACTTCTGGCGTATGACCGCAGATCAGAACCTATCGGCTATGGCTGAGTCGCTCCCTCGCATGATGCAGAAGTCTGCACCAGCGCAATGGGACGTATGGCTGCAGTCCGCTGGCGGCGACCCGCGCGGCGCTGCCCTCCTTTTCCTGCATCAGGCACACTCGCTTCGCACGAGCCGATCTGCAGCGCGAGCGTTCATGAACCGACACAAGCCGCTTGGTCTTGGGTTTGGTCGCCAGTTTGATGACGACCCCATTAAGAACCTGAACACGGCGCTACGAGATGCGAACCGACAAGTGCGGGCAACAAGCCATAGCGCAGCAGCAAGGACGCTGGCAGACAACCTTGCTGACGTTCACGCTGGTGCTGCCGCTGTCGGGTATAACCAAGAGGCGCTAGATGGAATTACTAAGGCTATTGCCATCCTACGAAAGACAAGTCCGAATCCGCGCTCTGCAGCCAAGTCGTATCAGAATGCGCTCAACGAGTTGGGCGTTGCTAGCGGCAAGATGGAGATTGAGTTTACCGCAGCAGTCAAGCGCAAGCAACTTGTGCGCGACTCCCTGATCTCTACTGGCATCCCTCGCCCAATGGCAACAGAGATGGCGGCGCTATACGTCGTAGCCCAGCGACGTGGCGAAATGATCCCAGAGGTCGCAATGCAAGTTGAGCGAGCACTCGCTGGCAAGGTAGTCATGTCTGCCGAAGATGTTAACAAGTTGTCCAACCACCTACAGGCTATCCGTGAGGCACGCACTGGGGAAGAGACCGTATGGAATACAATCATGGACGGCATTGACGCGCAGATCCGACACGAGTCAATCCCTGTGCATTTCTACAACACGAACCGATCATTCTTTGAGCGCACGTTTAACCACGTGTTCTTCTCGCTGTATCCTACGTCGTACATGTTTGGCAAAGTACTGCCAGAGTACATGCGACTACTGTACGCCACGCGAACCAAGTCCCTTGCGGGGCTAGTCCTTGAACCGTACGAGCGAGTTCTGCGCCTTGCGTCTGGCGGCAAATTTAGCCTGAAGGCGTGGAGCGACTTTGCTCCCCTTGTTGGGTTCTCTGCTGCATACAAGATCCGACAGGCAATGCTTCGCGAGATGTCAGAAGGCGACCCTACAGAGTACGACCCACTGATGTTCTTCCTTACGCAAACGCTTATCCCTGGACTTCCAACCGACATCACTGTCGGTGTCAACGTTGCACCGCTTGCAGCAGTTGAGCAGTTTGGGACTACATTAGAAGAAACAGGAAGTGTCCCACAGGCACTTCTTGAAGGAGCAACCAAGGGTGTCGGAACGGCAGCCCTTGCGATGAAGAGAGTTGGCTTGCCACAGGCGGCTACCGTTGTGGGTAGCATTGCAAATACGCTTGCCAACCCTGAAGATCAAGACCTGTCTCCAGTAGAAAACATTCAAATGTTTATTGAGACAAGGATTGATGATATAGGAAAGTTCCTACGTAATGAGTAGGATGGTACAATAGGAGGAAGCAATGGCTGAAACCGAAGTCGTGAACACGCAACCGCAGGAGTCGCCTGCACCTGAGGCTGTAGAGCCACAGGTAGCGACCACTCCAGCAGAAGATGATGTCACCACTTGGAAGAAGCGGCTGGCTGGGAAAGATCAGGCGCTAACATCTGCGAAGGCAGAACTTGAGTCTATCCGCAAGGAGGCTGAAGATCTAAAACGCTGGAAGGCTGAGAATGAGAATGCGAACTTGTCCGAGTTCCAAAAGTCTCAGAATCGTCTTGTTGCGCTTGAGGCAGAACTTAACGAGGCACGGGAGGCTGCTAAAAACGAGCGGCTGAAGAGTGCCTACCCGAACTACGCTCAGTTCTTGGCTGACACTGCAGGTCTTTCGGATGAAGCGCGAGCCGCTTCGTTTGAGAAGTACATGGCAGATCTCAGAAAGGAACAGGCTAAGGAAGGGACGGACACATTTGTTGAACCGAATAATCCTAGGAAGTCTAGCGGTGATGGAGGCGGGAAGCGTTCCCAGTCTGACATTATTGCGGATATGGAAAAACTCGGCAATCCGTTCATCTAGTTAGTCTAAGGAGAATATCATGGCTATTACTAGTACGTCAACGACGGGGTTTTCTGCTCTAGTTCAGGAACTCGTCCTCGCTAAGGCGCAGGAAGAACTGCGCGGGCGACTCGTGCACGTGATGCCAGGTCACTACGTTCCTGGGCGTTTTGTGAAGGGTACTAACACCATTCGCTTCGCTCGCTACGCAGACCTCGGCGCGGACACGACTCCGCTCAATGAAGGTGAATCACCTGTTGATCAGGCGCTCAGCATCGGCTCGGATTACTTTACTGCTACGCAGTACGGTAAGACGATTGCCGTGACTGACCTTGCTCAGTTGGACTCACCTCACGACCTCATCTCAATCGCCTCGGAGCGCATTGCGCGACAGGCTGCTGAGACGATGGATCTTGTTGTTAAGGATGTTCTTGCCGCAGGCACGAACGTCAAGTACGCAGGCGATGCAACTTCCCGCGCAACTGTTGCGCAGGGCGATGTCATCACGGGCGCTCTCGTGAAGAAGATGGCGGCAAGCCTCAAGGCTGCCAACGTCCCAACCTTTGCGGACGGCTTCTACCGCTGCGTTATCCACCCGTTCCAGGAGTACGATCTGATTACAGATACGACTGCTAACGGCTGGATTGAATCCACCAAGTACGTGGACAACCTCCCGCTTCTGAACGGCGAGATCGGGCGCTTTGCTGGCGTTCGCTTCCTCGTTTCGTCCAATGCGAAGGTGTTCGCAGAGGCTGGTGCTGATGACGCAGATGTCTACAGCGCTCACTTCTTCGGTCCAGATTCGTACACGGTTGGCGATTCGCAGACCCTTCAGGCGTACTTCGTGTCGCCTGGTGGCGATCACAGTGACCCGCTTGCGCAGCGCGCAATCGCTGGTTACAAGATGCGCTTCGGCGCGAAGTTGCTTGACCTCACGGGTGCACGCTACGTGCGCCTTGAGACGGGCGCGACGCTCAGCGGCGAGTAATCAATAGGTGAGGGGGGGCGGCTGGCGGGTCGCCCCCCTGATCCGATAGGAGGTTAGATGGCAACACGAGCAACAATCAGAACAGAAATCCGAAGGGATCTACGAGATCCAGACGCAAAGACTTGGAGCAATGATGAGATCAATGATCTTATTAACTCTGGTATTGATGCTATCTCTGACCTCTCAGCACTTGAAACAGTAGAATCCTTTGAGGCGGTGTTCCCGTCTTTGTCTGGATCAAACATGGGCAAGAGCCTTGAGTTCACGCCCGACACCATCTTTAGCAATATCTTCAGGGTAGATGTCCTTGACTCAAACCTTCGGTTCTATGAAACCCTTCCTATTAGCACGGGGCATGGATGGGGCAACGGCTGGCAGTGGTTTGCTGGCAAACTCCATATCCCAGCAGGATATTCTTACCCAACCTTTGACCTCGTTGTAGGCGAGGATATTTATGAGCGAGTTAACTTGAAGATCTGGGGATACAAGCGATACACACTACTTAATGACGACAGCACGACTTCAGACCTTACCGATCAACTTAAGAATGCAGTGAAGATCTACGTGCAGGCTGAGGCGCTGCAGCGATTGATGGTTGACCGTGCCGACTTCCAGCAGTGGCAGATTGCTTCTGGCTCAAGCGACATGACTATCAGCGAACTCTCTGTCCTTGCTTCATCCGCTCGTACCCGATGGCGCTCTGAGCAGCAGCGCATCCGAAGGATGAGGCAACTTGGATGATTGATCTGACACAGCCTATTTATTGGGAGCAGCCTAACGGAGTATTTATTAATCTTAATGATCTAACAAATAACTCTACCTTCTCTCCCACTCAACCAATCTCTGGCTACCGCGTAAAAAGTATCTCCTTCGGTGCCGCTAACCCAATCGGATACGAAGATCCTCGCGCAACCCGTGACGGCGTTGACGTAGCGGATGCATACATTGGGCGAAGGTTGCTGCAGATTCAATTGGATCTTTACGGTGCTACTCGTCAGGATCTTGCGGGTAGACTTGAGACCATTGTCAAGATGATGCGATTTGTTCCTAAGAGGTTCCAGGCAAGCGATGGGTTTAGGCGATTCAAGTTTACAATGATTACTAATGACACGACCAATTTCCCTACGGGAAGGATTGAGGCATACTCTGTCTGCCGACCAGCGCAGATGCCACAGATTGAAACCAATCCGATGATGTTTAGTGGTAGCGACAGCGCTGGGTATAGCACGGGAGTTATCCTTGCGTTTGTCATGAAGTCACCGTACAAGTTCTCTGACACCTTGAAGAACGGGGGCATCACGCTGGGTGGTTCTGCCATCACGCTTCACAATCACGGGACGGCACCGTCGTACGCGGAACTAGTTATCGCCAAGGTCACTACTGCGACCCCATCAAAGAACGCAGCGCTTGTCAAGTTTACAGTAACACTTAATGGAACTCCTCTTGTGTTATCAATTCCCGCCAACACAATTGGAGACGATGCAACCTACGAGTACAAGATTCTTGTTAACTACGATGAGCAAATTGTTTACGATTCTAGGATTACAAAAGACGGAGGCGCTGCGCTAAATACAATTAACCAGAAATACATTATCGTAAACTCTGGCGCTTTGTTTGGTCTTATTGACCCAGACGATGATCATTACGGTGGCACCCCGTCCACTGTTTCTGTAAGCGCTGTGGACGGATCAAACAATCCTATTACGACGGGCTATAGCGCCACTATTTCGTGGAGGGAGGCGTGGTATTAAATGGCTACACTAACCGTACCAGTACTTTCCTCAGAAGCGTGGATGCGCAGGAAGGTAAGCCCCGCTACTACCTACACGACTGAAGCAACCTCCGAGATCGGAGAGATTATTGATACCCTGCCAGTAGGGTGGAGCACTGGTGAGTTCGGGCGCAAGTGCCGAGCCTCTGTGTACTTTGACACCATTGACTTCGGTTCTATTGGAACCATTAATTCAGCGACCATGACGTTCCAATACTCCGACCCAAACCCAGACTTTCAAGTTAACCAATCCTGTACGGCATCCCGCACCTTGCGCATTGAGCGAAGGACCGTAGCGGCTACTGGATCTACGTGGGCAACTGGTGTGTCAACGGGGGTTCACTTCTCCAACACCAGCACGATTAGCGTAACGCTTGCAGCGAACCTTGCAAATACTGCTGGTCTTTCTGCAAACGTTCTATCAATTGTAAACGCGTGGAAGAACGGCGATCCACAAGAGGGGATCGTTCTCCGCATTTCTACCGACACAGCCGATACAACTTCATCAGCACAGACAACTCCCGTAGAGAATAAGCCAGGGGCAGGGTTCATCCCAAGTTCCTTTGAGATTGTTATTGACTACACTCCACTACCAGTTTCACCAAGCGCTCCGCAACTTGTCATCCAAAGCAATGCTACAGACGGCGGCACACTGGGATCAACCACCCCAGTAAAGTCTTTCAATGCAAGCACAACGTCGCAATGCAATCTTCGGTTTTCATTTATTGACGGCAATGAGGCGGAGGGTGACTACTGCTACGCCTACCAAGTTGAAGTCTATACAAACTCTTCGTTCACTGGTTCCCCAGTGTGGTCCGAAAATAAAGTAACTACTGGTGAGCCAACAGGAACTATTACATACATCCTTGACTTTAATAACGTCCCGAAGGACACCGACTTGTATTGGCGTGCACGGGTTATTGACACAAACCCAGGGGATACTTACAGTCCCTACAGTTCGCTGACCAACGGTAGCGGCACAAACCAAGAGCGTGCCGTGTTTAGGGTACAGGCTGCAACTACTGAGCCGCCACCCCCAGGAGGAGGCGGAGGTAATCCAGAGTACACATCCGTCACAACCTTTGCGCGCAATAAATTCCGTGTTGAGTTCTATGGTATTCAAGACACGGTTACTGTTGGGCTTGAGTTGATCAACGCAGACGACAACCCTCAGACTCCAGCCCCGTCCTTTAACCCCACCCCCAACAAGCACGCCGACGGGAACTGGCAGCCATCTGCCATTATCCACGATGCCAAGGCAATTGGGGTTTCCCAGCAAATTAACGGAGCGGGGGAGTTCTTCCTTACCCTGCCCTCTAACCACCCTCAGATTGGCGGAATTGTGCCTCTACGGACGTTTTGGAGGGTGTCTCGGTGGGACGAGAAGGCTGGATACTTCATTGTGGCTGGGGAAGGGCTGGTCACTGAGACGATCAGCAGCCCGAACGAGGTCATCGTCTATGGCACAGACAAGTTGGGGATGCTCGCCCGCCTCATTGTTCCAGTAGACAAGACTCTGCTCGGAGCCTACTATACCTTCCAAAACTTTAGGCTTGACCAGATCCACGATGCCCTGCTTCCTTCGGCTGGAAATGTAGAGCAGTCAATCAGTAGATCGGTTACGACAAGGGCATCAGTTGCTGGGTCTGCTGGATCTATTGTAACGCTGACGACAAGTGTTGCCCACGGGTACCTACAAGGAGATGCTGTTACTGTGACAAATGTAAACGATGCCGCGCTCAACGGTACGTTTGTTATCGCCTCTATCCCAACGACAACTACCTTTACGTACAAACTTACTGATAAGAGCAAGGTAGTTGCAAGTGGCGCTGCTGGAACAGGTGCTACTTCTGTCGTCAATCGTTTTACCCGAAACATGTTTGAGCCGTTCCAAGCCAACCGAAGAATCCTTGCAGGCACGACAGATGTGAGCAACACGCCAGCATCCTCTACCT